TAGATTAATATCTATTTCCATAATCTATCTTTGGTCATCTGTATATATTGTTCTGATATATCTATCCCAATATAGTCCATATTATTTCTTTGTGCAACCACCGCTGTTGTTCCTGACCCATTATAACAATCAAGTATAAGTCCATTTTCAGGACACGAACTCTTCACGATGTTCTCAACAAGTTCCTCAGGGAATGGTGCAGGGTGTGGGTTATTCTTTTCCTTGTTTATTCTCCATATACTTTTCTTGTGTGTTGCAAGGGATTTATTAAAGTATGGAATACTATCCCAATCCTTCTTAATCCAAAATAACCATTCAGTTGTTGGTAAGAAATAACTCTTATCTAACTTTGGTGTGTTACCTCTATCCCATACTATTACTTGTTTAACATTGTAATCATATACGTAGGATGGATGAATGGTATTGTGTTTGTGTAATATATCTATGTGGTTATAATAAATTGAACCAGTAGGTTTAATAATCCTCACGAGTTCATCTAATATCTCCTTCTGTTGTTTGATATACTCCTGTGGTTCTAAACTATCGTGGTACTCATCATACTTAATAATTCTTTTACCGAAGTCACTTCTATTCCTTATCCAATAATTTTTATTATATGGTGGTGACGTGACGACAAGGTCCACAAGATTACTTTCTATCTTCTTTAATTCTATTAAACTATCTCCATTTATTAATCTCATATTCTATAGGGTAACCCAAAAACGAAGTTTTACGCGTGGGTATGTTAAATTTTTTTACTCTGTTAGGTTGATGTTAATACTAATTGGTTCACCACCTGATGTGATGTCAATCTTCTTATTCTCAAGACCATAGAGTTTATTAATGTCTGCTAAGGTTTCACGTTCCACCCTCTTATTGTTGTCAGTTCTGGCCCTAGTAAGTAAGTCAAAGTACCTTGATAACTGCTCGGAGATAATTTCTTCCGTCTGTTCTTCAAACCTTGCTTTAATTCTATCCTTGCAATCTTTCCAAATAGTTTCAGCCGCACGTTCTGTAATGCCCCATTTCTTGGCACCGAGTTGTCTGAATTCTGTGTAGCTGAGTTTTTCATAGAGTATCATTTCAAATGCATCAGGTATTCTTTCTTCATATGTTGCAATGTTAGATTTCCTACCACCTTTATTTTCTTTTTCCATTATAGTTTTATTTTTAATTCATACTCAATGTAGTTCTTTAACTTTCTTGCTTGAGTGTTTACACACGTTTTACATCCCCAATCAAAGTTTTCGTTGAATATATATTTATATACTTCATTTACGAATGGTCTTTCTTCTTCTTTAATACCACCCAATAAATCATATGCTAGTTTAATTTGTTCGTTATTGAATGATATTGTTTCATCCATCACTGGTTCTAATTTAGTAACCACCTTTTTCTTTTTACAACTTGTACATCCCATATATATAAATATTAAAAATTGTTAATTAAAATCTCAACACCAACTAATTTCTTCCCTCGGTTACTTGCTGACTTCAAAAACTCCTTCTTATACCATTTAAAATCGTTCTCAGGGAACCATTCAGATAGTAATGGGAAATCATAGTACGAGAGTGAGAACTTACCTTGTATGGTACTTAAAATCCTTGCAAGACGTTCGTGATTAGTTCTATCAAACCCGTGATTAGAATAATAGTTTTCTGTCTTCCAATACGGTGGGTCATTATAGAAATAGGTTTTAGGTCCATCATACTTCTTTATTACATCTTCAAAGTCCATACTCTCAATAAATGTAATCTTCTTGAATAGTTCTATAAACTTTGGGTTCTTTAACTTATCCATAAATGTAATGTACTTACACTTATACCTTCCCTTGTAATCATTGTACTTAGCTTTCAATGGATGTGCTCCTGAAAATACTTGTGTTAGTATATATACATATTTACAAGCGGTACTTAAGGAATTGACTGGTGTAATCTTAAAGTCAGGGTCAGTTATTTCCTTTTGGAACTCATAGAACATATCAATATACTCTTGTGGTGTTGTCATCTCACCTTTCATCTGACAAGGATACTTTGATAGTTCTTGATGTAATCTATCAGGAACTTTAACCCATTCAAATAGATTTGCATTAAGTTTATTGTAGTCATTGTATACTACTGTGTTTAGGTTGGGATACTTTGTTATATCCATATTATAAAACACCCAAAACATTCCTGAGAATGGTTCAACGTATGTTTCTATATCTGTTGGAATGTATGGTACAATCCATTTACCTATTTTTGATTTACCGCCTATATAACTTATCAATTGTTTTCTTCTGTTTTATCTGTATCTTCTTCTTGAAGTTTATTTTTATACATTTCCATTAACATTCTTCCGTGTTCATTTAATTCAAATGTATGTAACTCATCAGGTGTTTGTGTTTGTTCCGCTGATGTTATTACTTCTGGTGTTGACGTTATTACGGTTGGTGCTTGTCTTATGTTCCCTTTACAATTACATCCCATTTGCTTTCTTTGTTATAGTATTACGTTTATGTGCGTGTAGCACTCCTTGATATTCTATATCTAAATGGTCAAACTTGTAGTATGATAATTCATACCCGTTATCCCTCAATATATGTTCACAGGACAACAAACAAGATAGGTTGTGATACTCTATACCAATGTGTCTAATTCCGTCCAATGACGAGGGTTTAATTGCGTTTAGGAATATCTCTGAACCTTCCACATCAATCTTCATTACTGTTGGTTTGGTTGCAGTCATATATAAATCAAACTTTTCTGTTCTGTCAACCCAATCCATAATGTTGATAAAGTTCTTAACCACAAAGTTTTGTTTGAACCAGTCATATGATGGTTGACCAGGGTCAACACCATAAACCATCTTTGCACCTTTCTGTACCCAATACATTGGTGTTGGTAAGAATTCTTGATTGTTTATTCCACATCCTAAGTCTAAGATGGTCTCTCCTTCTATGGGTAAAAATCCCCAATGTTCTTCGGGGTTTTCTGTTTTGATATACCCTTTAATGTCTCTACTCATTTGTTTTTGTATATATATTTGTTTTTATTATTTCCTTACTTTCTTTGAGATACCTACTGATACTTGATATTGGTATTCTTGTTTGTTTACTTACCTTCTTCATTGAACCTAATGTCATATACATTTCAAACAGGGATTTTCTAAACCAATCCAATTCACACCAGCTCTGTTCTAATATATCAAATAAATGTTGTTTTTCATACTCTAACTGAGTATCATCAACTAAATCATATATGTCATCTATGTTGGTATACTTACTACTTTCTTTACGTATCTTATAATAGAATGGTGACGTTTGTGAGTGCCAGTTAATTCTCATAATTGATACAATGTAGTATTTCATTTGGTCATCGGAATATTCTTGTAATACAATATTGTTCTTATTATATAATTGAATAATAACCTCGTGGAATAAATCCTGTGTTAAATCGTGGTTCTTTGTGATTTTTTTTGCAATGGCTAGAAGTTGGTAGTAGTTTGTTGTGATATATCTCTCTATCTCTTTATTCATTTATAATTTGTTTTATATCTTTTAAGACCTGACAAATCTCATAGTTCTCTTCGGTTTCATTTGATTGGATTGAACTATCTAATAAATGTTCTAATATATCCATTTTATTTAACCTTGGACTTATCTGTTCGTGAAGTACCGTTATGATTGCGTCAATAATAAGTAAACACAACTCTCTTTTTATTGTAGGGGATAAGGTCCAATAATCGGCTGGTATCTCTAACTCACCTACCTTAATTGATTTTACCTTCATAAATATTTCTTTTTGGTTTATTTATTTTAGGAAAGAACGCTTTACCATCTTTAATTTCTTTCCAACCTTCTTTTATCCATATACCCGTTGGTTCATCAAACGTATAACCTAATTGTTGCATTAGATTAAATGTACATTCCTTTTGATATTTGTCAGTATATTGATTAGGTTTTAGTTTTACCAAATCACTACCACAAGATTGTTCTAAGTATTCTCTACGTTTATTATGGTCTAACTCTCTGGTGCAAGCCCTACATCTATGAGAATAGATTTTGTCTTTAGTATTGATATAAAACTTATCCTTTAATTTCCAATCTTTGCAAGTATTACACTTATGATAGTTGGGATTGTTTTCGTAATACATATCAGGGTTCTTACGTTTCAATTTAATATGATATAGACATTTTGTACATTGCTTCCTTGTTCTCACCTTCTGTTGAGTTGAATGCCAATATGTTTGGAATTGGTTTAACTCTTTATCTTCACTACAAACATTACACTTCATATATATAAATACTTTAATTTTTATCAAACGCCAGATTATAACAAAAAATCCCGCTAGGTTGTTGGAAGCAAACCTTGGCGGGATAGGGAACCATTATTAGAATAATGTATTATAATTAAATATAAGGAATTATTTTCGTAATCCCAACTCTTTTAATCTTTTATTTAAAAATTCTTCAGATTGTTTATATCTGGTGTATAGTGGTAAAATATCTGCAACTGGCAATAGTATACCAGTTACATCTAAATCTGTTCTGTTGATGATAGGACTTTCTTTTATTTCTAGTTCTACTCTCTTCTCGTATATCCATTTCAAGAAATAGGTTGGGAATTCAAATACTAGTTCACCAACATTAATTCTCCATATATGTGCTTCAGTTGTTGCAATACCACTTGGGTATTTGATGTTATCTCTTTTTGTGCAATCAAATTCTATAAACAAATTATATTTAGCATTATCACAGGATTTTAATTCAACTGTGGTTGAGAGTACTTTATTTAGTGCATTAACACTAGATTTTTCTTTCGTTGAGAATAGATTATTTTCATCTACTTTTATACCAGCTTTAGATAAATCAACATCATAGCGGTAATCATCATTCATTTCAATAGTATTCATTAGCTTCCTTTACTAATAAATACTTCTATAATTAAAAAAAGATTATATATTTTTAAAAATCAATAAAAAATTCTTCTAATACTAGTTTTGGTTTAAGATTACAATACTTCAAAATATGTTTATCTAAAACAGTACGCTGGTCTAATGGTACTTCAAATAGTTGCAATATGTAATTATTATGTTCTTCTGTTGATAAAGAATAAAATTCCTTCAACGTAAGTTCTCCAATTCTTTCTTTTATTTCTAATGTATTTTTCATTTGTTTTTATTTCATATATATAAATATATACAAAAGTATTCAATAATCAAAGTCATTATGGTATAGACACAATTAGTCCTCCTACAGATATTACTCCTGATTTAACTCACCCAATAATCTTCTTCAGACCAGTCTATGTTGAATATGTAACCCTCAACAATTGCCCCATATCTGAGTTATAATATATTGACCTTTTTTGTAGATGGTACGGTTCAATCGTTATGTTTGGATGTTATCTCAATCCTACAATCTATTCCACCACTCAGACCCCTACTCTCAAGATACGTCTTGTTTACCCTTGGGGCGAGCACTTCCTTTTTCTGTCAGAAGTCTACATTTAATAAATATCAAGTTTTTTTGGAAAATCCTGATATAGGTAAAATATACTGAAATAATTTCAATAAAAAAAATATTCAAAAGATTTTGAAATGTCAGATATTTATAGTATATTAGTAGTATAATAATAATTAATCATTTAAAAAAGGAAGCAAATGTCAGATTACAAATCAACAACACAGGACAGTATTGTCCGTCAGTCATCATTAAAATTCGTTTCGGACTACCAACGAGCTATTGGGTGTCCATTAACCATTAAGGAGATTATGGGTATCACCAACGTCATCGTTGACTATTGTCAGAATGGTTGGTCCAAAGAACTTGGAGGTAGGGTAGAGAACATTGATAAATTCATCAAAGAAAAATTTCCTGAATAGTTTTTTTTATTGAAATATAATACTTATATTTGTATATAAAATATAAAATTATGGTAAAAATGGAAGAACTAATCAAGGGTGAGGTGTACACACTATTACAATGTACACGAGGTAGGGTTGAAGATATTGACAAATATCTTGACCGTAACATCAACAAAGGTAATACAGAACAAATTGAGTACTGGTCTAATCAAAAGAAGTCATTCATTGACCTCAGTATCAAATTGGAACGTATGACACATCAATGTGAAGATTAAATTACAACCCCACTTCGGTGGGGTTTTTTATTTACTTATCTTTAATAGGTACACAATTAGGTACTTCACGACCATCTACTATCTTTGTACCGATAGCTTCGTAACCTTCCCAACAAGGGTTAGGTTCAATCATTTCTTCTTTTGCTGGTACAATGTTTGCACCATTTAGTTCTAATCTGATTTTGTATAAATCTTCTAATTTCATTTCATTAATTTTTTATATTCTTCTAAACTTAGTTCTTTATTTAATACAAACATTGAATTGAAGTTGTGATAAATCCAATTCAACAACGTGTCACTATCAATACCATATACATCTTGGTCTCTTACTTCTTCAGTCATTAGACGATGAATGTAACCATCCTTACCTGTAAAATTTAATTCAACATTGTTAGGTATTGGTAGGTATGTGTGTGTTTGTTTCTTAATGTTATATCCCATTGTATCTCTTTAACTTTTTATTTTCGTTCATAAGTTCTTCAACCTTTTTTTCAAGGTCTTGTATCTTGACATTTAATTCACGTATTTCAACTCTTAAATCGTCAATCATATTCTTATATAAACCAATAGATAATTCTAAGTTCTTAAGAACTTGATTATCAGTTTCTGCGTTACTTTTTCTTTTACCGACAAAGTAACCAATCAATGTGGTTACAACTGTCATTATAATTTGTTCTATCATATTCATTTCCGTATTTGTCTTTGTTTTACTTCCGAGTTTGGTATTAATGACAATCTGAACAAGGTGGGTCATAATGGTCCATCTCACTCCACATTGGTACACTTCTACCTAATTGTTCTTTACTATAACCATAACGTGTTGTATGGTTCAAGTAGATTGGTGAGTTGTACTTAGAACCTTTATCAGGTATCATACCATCTATTGTTGAATAAGTAAGGTATGCAGGGAATAAGTTTTGTCCACGACCAGTAATCAGATAATCTTGCAATCTCATCTTATAGAAGTTTGCTCTCTGAAACTGAATACCTCTTAGATACTTCATCGTTTCTATATCCACCGCAGTTGCACTTTCCATCTCACCTTGTACAATACTTCTGTTCATAGTTCTATATTGTAATTGAGGTATCATCTCAAAGTATGCAGTTTGTATTAGGTATGGAGCAATATAATCGTTTACAAGAGTTAACTCGTCATTATTAAATGTATTACCCGTTGCACTAATTTGACCTAATAATTGGTCATAAAATTTAGAACCAAGTAATGGTTGTAGATGGATGTCTTGTGCAATACCAATCTCTGCTCTGATAGCATCTAAATCAACGTTCTTATTAACGTTGGTAAACGCTTTTAATTTGTTCTCAGATATTAATAGTTTGTTAGCCATAGTTTAATTATATGTTTTCTTCTTCATCATCTCCCAACCATACACCACAATCTTCTTCTGATAGACCATAACCGCCCATCAACATTTGTGTTGCTTGTTGTTTTGTTATTTTTCCTTTATTGTATTCACGTACAATTCTCATTAGGTTTTGATACTCACGACCTTTTAACCCTTTGATATTTTCGTTGATAATCATCTTTTCACTTTCTGCTTCAACAGATGTGACTGGTTTATCTATCACTGCAGGATTGTCTGTAACGTCACCTGTTAAGAAAATAGATAATGGTTTGATTTCAAATGATGTTGGTTTTTGGAATTTCAATGATACTAATTTGTCAAAACATCCCAATAGTTCTTTTTGATATGGTAGAATAACCATCTTTCTGAAGTACTCAGAATGGTCCACAATTTCGTTTCTTGACCCTAATTTTCCTGCGGTGGATATTCCATACAACTCACCTGAAGAAACCCTGTGAGCGGACAATATGGTACGTACAATGTCATCATAGATTGTTGAATAGTACTGGTCATTTCCTGATGTTGCAATTTGTGTAATTTCAGGAGAGAGTTCCTTGCTTTCATTGAATGATATAATAGGACGACCAGCATTGTTTACAGATGTAAACTGACTTTCCAATGCTCTTGTTACCAATCTTTGTTCTTCCTCACCAGGAATACCATTGTTCATATTAATCCATAACGATGGTAACATACCATTCATTAAGTTGTTAGAGTGGAATTCTTTAATCTGTACATCAATATTAATTGCTGCAATTGCTCCTGAATAATCAGGTTGTGGGTAATATGAGTTTGATGGGGAATATTGTTTGTAATAATATATTTGTGATGGGTCACCATCTTCTTGATTGAATGTGTCATATTCTGTTGGTGGGAACTTTCTTATGTTACCCCAATCAGGTGAATAGTAATACTTTTCAATCTCGTCTGTATCCATATTGATTTTACCACATCTAACTCTACTAAAGTCTAAGTGATAAATCTCAGCGATATTCTTTCTATCTCTTGTCCAAATAACATTTAACGAATAACCTCCAAATAGAATTAAATCCAATGCACATTTTCTCATTACATCAGATACGTTTTCTTTATTGTTGATAAGGTTAATTGTAGCCATTGGGTTGTTTAATGATACAAGACCATCACCCATTATCTGTTCTCTTTTTGAGATTATTACAGCTTTGTGTATTGCACAATTATTATATCTTGAAATAAGATATGCTGGCATTTGGTTATTGTCACCATACAATACCCACGGGTAACGTTGAAACACTTCACTGAATACAGGAAGTAATGGTTCTTGTGTGAAATTAACCTTACCTAATTGGTATTTTTGTTTTTCTTCTTTCATATTTAATCTTGTATGTATATGTAATTTGAGTTATCCTCGTCAGGTGAAATGTATTGAATAAACTCATTTCCCTTTTCAGTTGTACCAACTAATCTACATAAACTAGTGAATACTAATGTTGTACCATTACCAAAGATTTGTAATTGGTATTGTCCCTCGTAATTTAAATCTTGACCAGCAACTTGTAAATTTAAAACAATTTCACAGTACCTGTCATTCTCAGCATACTCAGCAGGATTGTTAGTGTTAACCACGTATGATTTACTCTCCTGTGACAATGCGTGTACAAATGTTAAAGTATATGTATTAAACTCTTGTCTTGAATTATTGTTGATATTCAAGACCAGTTCGTTTTGTTGTCCTTTTTGTATTATTAGCATAGTGATACTCGTATATAATTAAATATAAATTTTTTCATTTTGAAATCTAAATAACAAAAAAAGGGGCTCAACGCCCCTCTTTATAGAATAGAGATATAGAAATTCAGTCCACAACAGACCTACTTTTTCCTAATTCAATTAGTCATTGAAACCACCCGCAGTAAAGATAGAAGATAAAACTCCTGAAATTACGTTTGCTGGTTGTGGTTCT